AACTGCCAAAGGTGCACCATCGTTCAGGTCTGATTGGTTGGAGAAGAACATACCAGAAATTGCTGAATGCCGCAAGCTCACCAAGGCGCGTGACACCTTCCTCCGCTCCTACATCACCAATTCACACATACATGGACGCATACATGGACAATTTCATCCACTTCGCTCTGATGAGTCTGGGACTGTTTCTGGTCGCTTCTCTAGTAGCACTCCTAACCTACAAAATATTCCAGCGCGGGACCCCGAGTTGGGTCCGCTTATACGCTCTCTGTTTGTTCCTGATGTTCTTCATGCTCGATGGGGATCCTTCGACTACAGTCAGATCGAATACCGGATGCTGGTACACTACGGAGCAGGAGAGACAGCGGACCTTGCCCGCAGTCAATACAGAACGAATCCAGAGACTGATTTCCACGCGTTTGTGAGTGAGTTGACAGGGGTGGCAAGGAAGGAAGCCAAGAGCATCAACTTTGGTCTAGTGTACGGGATGGGCGAAAGGGCGCTGGCTGCTAACTTGGGGCGGGAGTTGGCAGATGTAAAGCCACTTTTTAATCAGTATCACAGCACCTTCCCCTTTGTCAAAGACATTTATAACCTAGCAAGCCAAAGGGCGTCACAGCGTGGATTCATCAGGACGTTTGCAGGTAGGTATTCAAGGTTTGACATGTGGGAACCAACGAGTACGAAGGATGAGTTTGAGGCGTTGCCGTATGAGGCCGCCAAAGAGAAATGGGGGCACAAGATTAGGCGTTCATTCACTCACAAAGCACTCAACCGCTTGTTGCAAGGTTCCGCCGCTGACCTCATCAAAATGGCAATGGTCAACCTGCAGGCATCAGGCCTGTTGCATGACATCCCCATGCTGTTGACGGTGCATGATGAGTTGTGCTTTTCAATTCCAGACAGCAAGGAGCAAGAGGTGAAGGAGATAGAACGCATTATGACTCAATCCATTGAGGGGTTGAAGGTACCGTTGTTGGTGGATGCGGAGTTTGGTCCATCGTGGGGTGAGGTGAACTGACAATGGCTGGAATCAAGTGCATAACATGTGGTGGGTTGACAAGGGTTGCGTTCTCAGCGCCAAAAGACAATTTGCAATGGAGGCGCAGGTATTGTTTGAGTGATGACTGCCTTGACAGGTTTTCTACTTATGAGGTTGAGGCCACCTTCCTGCGCAAACTCATCAAACGTGCAAGCATCAGGTATGTGGATGAGGGGCAGTTTGTGTTGAGGATGGAAGACCCAGAGCTCATGCTGCCCAAGGATGCAGAAAAGGCGCATAAAAGGCATGCAAAGTTTGCTGCTGCAGAGGAAAAAAGGAAAACACAGAAAGAAAATAGAAAGACACATGTAAGAATGAGTGCAAGAGAGGCAAAAAAACTTTTACAAGAAAAAACAAAAACACTTGTTGACAAATAAAAATTGCTATACAATTAAATCTTACATCAACAGAAAGGATAGAAAGAAATGAAAAAGTCAATGCAATTCACACGTGGCGGTCAACGCAATGGCACAGGTCTTGTTGGGTATGTAGAAACAACCTATCAAGACCTTATTGAGGCCTTTGGGTTGCCATATGAACGCAATGGGGACAAGACAACATGCGAATGGGTGCTCACATTTGGCGATGGTCAGGTGGCAACGATATATGACTGGAAGATGCCAAGAACACCCATGGACAAATACATGTGGCACATTGGTGGTAAGGATGCATCAGTGGTTGACCGTATTGAGACGCATGTGTTGATGGTGACAGTATGAGCACTTGGCCTTTTCCACCATTTCCCAACCCAAAGGACAAAGGCAACCGCCCCGTCCCCTTTAACCCCGACAACCATGAGGAGGCGCCGTTGTGGATGTAATAGGAATGGTAGTAGTAATTGTTGCCATCATTGGATGTGTTTATTTGATTTGGGACTTGTTGAAATGAATCTTGACTCACCAGCACTGACCAAAGCCATTAGGCGGGCGCTCAGGAAGACAGACGATGGGATGACCATTACAGAGTTAAAAGAGGTGACGGGGCGGGAGTATGGAAGGATTTCAAGTGTCATTAGGCAGATGCCAGATGTTTACATAGACAGGTGGCAGCAGCCGGTGAAGAGAGGCGGCGGGTATGCAGCCGTTTACGTTCTGGTGAAGGTGCCAGAGAATTGTCCAAAACCACAGAAAGAGGAGTAACAGAATGGTGAAGTTTACAGAGCAACAATTGAATAACTGGCGCATATATGAGGGCATCCGCAAGAGTGGACTCTTCAATATGTTTGATCCACGTGCCATTGCCATGACCAAGATGACAGGGCAGGAATGGACATTTTGCATGAAGAATTTTGCTGAGTTGAAGCAACAGGGGCAAGGAGTAGCGGCATGAGCAGAATTACAGCAGGACCAGGGGATGAGGAGACATGGGGGCCTTGTACTGGGCATCCCAATGATCCAAGGACAGACACGAGTGAGGTGTATGAGGTGGAGGGAAAGGTGTACGATTTGGATGCAGGGCTAACGTCTGATGACTTGGCAGATTTGCTTGAACATGGGCGCAAGACATGCGAAAAGGCAGGCATGGATTGGCAGACAGTATTGGATTTGGCAGTGCTTTATTTGCGTGGGTTAGACAGGTGAGGAAGCGGCAGGTCATGGCGCTGATGAAGGCCAAGGAACTGATGCGGAATGGCTACATTGATGAGGCGTATGCGGTGTTGGAAGACATTGAGCAGAACACAGATTTGATAGTCATGACGCAAGAAGAATTCTATAACCAGTTGCGGAATGCAGTGATTGAGGAAGTGGCGAAGGAAGTGGCGAAGTTCAAGGCATTTGGCGACGACACAGTTAACAGCATGGCAATTTACATTAGGGGGATGAAGAGATGAGTGAAATGGCGAAAGTAATGGATGAGTTGGATGCGCAGATCAATAAAGTTTTGCATGAGCAGACAGCCATGCGGACACAGATTGTGTTGTTGCAACAAGCGGCAAATGAGGCTTATGCAAGAGGGTACGCAGATGGGTTGCGGGTAGGTGCAGGTAGTAGGGAGGTACATTAAAGATGAGAACAGTAATTGTAGTTTGCGCCTTAATAAGCGCGTGTTCGTCCACACCACAACCCGCCCCTGTGGTGTACAGGGAGCCACCACCCAAGCCATCGCATCATCAAGAGATGGTGGTGCAGAGGGAGGTGCATCCGATGGACAGGTCAGCGTCGATAGAGGCGGTGCAGGAGTGTAGGAACAGTAACATGCGCCCACGCATGATCTACAGCCACACCCTTCTCAATGGGCAACGGGTGCCGGTGGTCATAGATGTGATTTGTTCATCTGTGGAGATTAGAAAAAATGATTGAAGCAATCAAAACATTCTTTGGCAAGTTGAGAGGGCAGCATGGGGCGAAGCGCACAGTGGTGGAGGAGGGACAGTTGTACAGATGCACCAAATGCCATTTGATCTTCACAACCAAGTCAGCGGCGAATGAGCACCTATGTGTGGAGAAAAATACATGACACAAGAAGAAATCATTGAGATGTGGAACAGCGTTATCAAATACGCACGAGGCGAAGTACGTATTACAGAATTTGCAAAACTGGTAGCCGCCAAAGAACGGGAAGCCTGTGCGCAAATTGCAGACAAACATACAAAAGCATCTTTTATGGGCGCAGTAGGAGCAGCAATCAGAGCCAGAGGAGAGCAAGGATGACACAAGATGAAATCATTGAGATGGCAATAGAAGCTGAATTTGTTTCACATGGAAAGCCAAGTGATGAAGAAAGTGAGTTGTTTGTTTGTGTTGATAAAGACATTTATAAATTTGCAAAACTGGTAGCCGCCAAAGAACGGGAAGCATGTGCAAAGGTGTGTGAGTCAGAGTGGGGTAAAGGTTACCGTGACGATAATAATGATGCGTGGTTGACTCACGACAATGCGGTTCATGCTTGCGCCGCCGTCATCAGAGCAAGAGGTGAAGCATGAATGAGCGAATTAAACAACTTTCGGAGCAAGCTAAAAAATATGCTGATGAAAACTTTAAAGGTGAACCCACTTGGTCTGAAGCATTCGAGTCAAAGTTTGCCGAGTTGATTATTCTGGAATGTGCAACCTTGGTTGATGCCGCATTTGACATAGACGAACATAGCGGCGAAGTTGTTTCTTATGCAGATGGCGGTCAGTTGAAAGAACATTTTGGAATCGAATCATGACACAAGAAGCATTGAAGTTGGCGCTTGATGCACTAGAAACGGAGTTGTCTATTGACTGGGGCAACCAAGACGAGTTCAACGCATCAGCAGAAAAAATGCACGAAGCAATCGCCGTTATAAAAGAAGCCTTGGCACAGCCAAAGCAGGAGCCAGTGGCGTGTGTTGGCCCTTGGCATGATGCAAGATTAACTTTAATTCCAAGATATAGCCATCAAACTTTTGAGCGTGAACAGCCGCTCTACGCCGCCCCGCCACGGCGCACATGGGTGGGGCTGACGGATGAGCAGATTGATGCTTGCTGGAACAAAGACTTGTGGAAAGAGAAGCAACCTCACCATATTTTTGCCAAAGCCATTGAAGCCAAACTCAAGGAGAAGAACAAGCATGAACAAGAGATGTAAACACATTGGGAAAGATGGATTCCACAGATGCGGAAGCTATGCGTTTAACTTAGAAAAAGATGACATTGA